GTACCCTTGTGGCAGGTGCCGCTCACCAGCGCCGAGACTGCCGAGGTTTATGCCACACAGCGTGACGAAACACTGACACTACCAACCAAGGGCGGCATCTCGATCGTCAAGGCAAAGACGCCTATCTTCAGCATTGGAGGCTTTCCAAAGCCAGTGCCAGAAGTTGGTGAGCCTGATTATCCGGTGCCCCCTAATTGGCGTCTACTTATTAATGGCGTGCCTAACGAGTTCCCCTTCTCGCCGTCTGTCTGGCCACTTGGCTGGCAGGTTACACACAACGGGAAGCGTTGGACTTCTCTAGTTCCTGATAACGTATGGGAGCCAGGAGTTGCTAATTGGCGAGAAGCAACGTCAGGCATTGCTGATTGGGTGCAGCCGACTGGTGCAGGAGATGCTTATGCTCTTGGTGCTATTGTCACCCACAATGGGCAAACCTGGGAAAGCACAACTCCTAATAATGTGTGGGAGCCCGGTGTATTTGGTTGGGTAGCTGTGTGACAAGCCTAAAAGAAGTACGCCAACTAGCAGAAGCTGACATTGAGGCATTCATTAGTCTCATTAGTCCTGAGACTATTTTAGGTCACGTACACAAAGAGTTCTTGACTTTCTTAACTAGTTCTGAAACTAAAAGCCATAGACTTGGTCTTCTTCCACGAGACCATCAAAAATCTAGAATGGCTGCATTCTATGTGCTATGGAGGGTAACAAAAGAACCGTGGCTTCGGGTATTGTATCTATCGTCTACCTCTAACCTTGCTGAAAAACAATTAAAGTTTATCAAGGATAAACTACTAACTAAGACCTACGCTAGGTATTGGCCAACCCATGTCCACCCTGAAGAGTCTAAGCGGGAAAGGTGGACTGCCAGTGAAATCTCTTTGGATCACCCTAGTCGAAAAGCTGAAGGCCTTAGAGATCCAACTGTTTTTACGGCTGGTCTCACCACTAGTATTACTGGACTACATGCCGACATCATTGTACTTGATGATGTCGTTGTCTATGATAATGCTTACACTGAGGAAGGTAGAGATAGGGTTAATTCACGCGTATCTCTTATTGCTTCTATTGAGGGAGCTGAATCAGAACAGGTAGTCGTAGGCACTCGATATCATCCTAAGGATGCCTATGGTCTAATGCAAGATATGATCTACGATATCTACGATGACAAAGGAGAACCGATTGGTCAAGACTCTGTCTACTCTGTCTTTACGCGAACTGTGGAAGAAGGTGGAGACTTTCTATGGCCACGCCAGCAAAGACCTGCCGATGGTAAATGGTTTGGATTTGACTGGAACATTCTTAACAGGAAGAAGGCGCAGTATCTGGATCGAACACAATTCTACGCGCAATATTATAATAACCCCAACAACCCCGAAGGCGGCTCCATATCCGCAAACCGCTTCCAATACTATGAGCGAAAGAACTTGGAAAGAGTGGGAGGCGTATGGTTTCACAAGCAAGATCGCCTTAACATTGCCGCGTCAATGGACTTTGCCTTTAGTCTAGACCGCAAGGCTGATAGTACTTCTATTGTCGTAGCAGCAATGAATGCTGATTGTGAGTACTTGGTTTTAGATATTGATAGGTTTAAGACTGATCAAATCTCAGAATACTTTGATCACCTCCTTGCACTCTACTCTAAATGGGGATTTAAGAAGCTTAGGCTTGAATGTACAGCAGCACAAAAGGTTATCGTCAAAGACCTAAAGCAGAACTACATTAAACCTAAAGGCTTGCTTCTTACCATTGATGAGTTTGTACCTACTCGTCACATGGGAAGTAAACAAGAGAGGATCAATGGCCTTCTTCAAGCTAGGTATACTAACGGCCAAATCTGGCATTACAGGGGTGGCCACTGCCAGACGCTAGAGGATGAGCTAGTGCTTGAGAACCCGCCTCACGATGACGTAAAAGAAGGTTTTGCTAATTGTGTTGACTTACTTAGGCCCCCTGCCCAACAAGCCAACCGGCTTCGTCCCAGTAGTAATGTCATCTCCAACACACGGTTCGGAGGAGTAGCCTAGCAGCTACGCTTTAAGAAACAGGAGGTTTCGTGGCTAAACAAACACTAACACTTGATGAGGTTCTACGGCCAGATGACTTGGCTGCTGAACTATCAAATAAGTTTATGACTTGGCAAAGCGCAAGAGCTGAGTGGAGGTCTAATAAGACTGAGCTTATGTCATACCTTTTTGCTACTGATACAAGTCATACAAGTGCTCAGACTACTCCTTGGAAGAATAAGACTACTCGACCTAAGCTTACACAGATTCGTGATAACCTTCATGCTAACTACATCAATGCACTCTTTCCGTCTACCAACTGGCTGACATGGCTACCATATGAGCTGGACCCTGAATACGACAAGAAGAAGAAAGCTATTCTCAGGTATATGTACTCTAAGATTAACCATCCTGAGAGTGAGTTCTACAATACTGTATCTCGGCTAGTATTAGATTACATTGATTACGGTCAAGTTTTTGGTATGGGTAACAACTACTTTGCACCAACCTACGAGACTGACACTAGCATTGTCTTAACCTACCAAGGCCCTATCACTCAGAGGGTCAGCCCTATGGATGTAGTGATGGACCCAAGTGCTGTCACTGCTGAAAAGGCTCCCAAGATCCATCGAGAGATGATGACTATGGGAGACCTCCACAGTCTTTTGCGGTCTGAGATTACTGAGTATAATAGGTCTGCCATCAAAAGGGCTATCAAAAAGAGGAATGAAGTACAGGCTGCTATGTCATCTAACTCTGTAGGTGATATTACAGACAGTCATGTGGTTGCTCAGTATAGTGTTGCAGGTTTTGGATCACCTAGTCTCTATTTTGGTTCTGATAGCATTGAGGTTCTTACCTTTTATTGTAACTACTATGATAGGACAGCTAAGAAGTATTACCATAATCGTATCATTAAGGTAGTTGATCGCTCTACTGTCATCATGAACATGCCTAACTATACGACCAATGGTAGTCCTATCATTCGTACAGTTGGCTGGCGTCTTCGTCCTGATATGCTTTGGGCGATGGGTCCACTAGATAACCTTGTTGGTTTACAGTACCGTATTGATCATCTTGAGAATATGCGGGCAGATATGTTTGATGCTACTGCTTGGCCTACTTGGTTCATACAAGGTGATACAGTAGAAGCCCCTACAGGAGAGCCAGGAGTCCCTGTCTTTGGTGATGTAGACTCAAGGATTACTAGTCTTGCTCCAAATACTATGGCTCTTAACGCCGATCTTCAGATTCAAAACCTAGAGAATGCTATGGAAGAGTATGCTGGTGCCCCAAGACAGGCTATGGGTATCCGCACTCCCGGTGAGAAGACCAAGTTTGAGGTTGCAACACTTGAGAATAACGCAGGAAGAGTGTTTCAACTTAAGGCTGCATGGTTTGAAAGCCAATTCCTTGAGCCTCTTCTTAATGATATGCTTGATGGCGCTGCCAGAAACATTGGGGATGCTGGAGAGACGTTTGTTTACAAAGATCCTGTCTCTGGAATCTCTGAAGTTGTAGAAATTACTAGAGAAGACTTAAATCTTAAAGGTATTCTACGTCCAATGGGTGCCAGACACTTTGCTGAGAAGGCTAACAGGTTCCAGTCTATGGTTCAGTACCAGCAAATGGCACGAGATGATGTATGGGCACAGTTTGATCCTGTCGTTTGGGCACAAATTGATGCCGATAGTCTTGATCTTACACAATACGGAGTACTAAAGGGTGAACAGCCTACAGATCCAAGCCAAGAAGGACCTATCCCTGGTCTCTCTTCACAACAACAACCAGCAGTACCGGGACCATCTAGTCCAAATCCTACGGGATTCTAAGAAACCGTATTCCGCAGACTTCAGCAGAGAGAACTGGAGTGAGAATATGGCATATCAACTAGGGAAGAACGATAAAGTTGATGAGTTGATTAATTTTCTCTTGACAAACATGAAGGAATAGTATATCATGGATAACACTACCGGTGAAGACCAGTCATCGGGCAATAGCCCTCTCTCAGAACTTGTTGGTGAAGGTAAGAAGTACAAGACAGTCGAAGACCTAGCTAAGTCACGGGTTGAAGCTGACAACTTCATTGAACAGCTTAAACGAGAGAAGGCAGAAATCGAACAGAGGTTGACCAATCTCCAAGTAGATGCCGAGAAAGCGAGACAGACTACGAGTACTCCAGCTCCGAAGACCTCCGAGCAGGTGTCAAGCGAGAATCTGCAAGCTTTGATTGATAAACGGATTCAAGAGGTGGAACACTCAAGGATTCAAAGTAACAACCTCAATGATGCCAAGAACTATCTAGTCCAGAACTTTGGCAGTGATGCTGAAGGGATGCTAGAAAAGCAGGCTAAAGAGATGGGAGTTACCAAGGATTACTTGTTTGGTATTGCTTCAGACAGTCCGTCATTGTTCAAACGGATGTTTCCGAGTAAGGCTCCAATGACCCAGAATTCTACGTCAGGTACCCAGAATACTGAAACTGCTGAGCTACAGACCCAGCCACAGCAGTCTAATAGCTGGGATGATCTGCGAGAACAGCGTAAGAAGATGGGCGCTGGTAGGTTTTACAATGAACCATCCAACTTTCAGAAACTCGTAGCAGCCAAGAAAGCTGAATTGGCAAAGGCTGCTCGTTAGTTGGAGTAAACTAAATGGATACCGCAAGCGTTCAAGACCATCTTGTAAAAGCCATTGTCTATTCTGATGAGCTTAAGCAGATCTTTGAGGATCAGCTTATGGCCCGTCCGTTTGTACGATGGTTGCCTGATTGGGGCGGTGATGTTATTCAGATCCCCTCAATTGGTCAGGGGGCTGCACCGGATGATTACGTTGAAGATACTCCGGTCCAGTACACCGATCTCGACACTGGTGCTTTCCAGTTTGTGATTAACCAGTACCTTTCGACTGGTAATTACATTACTGAGAAGGCTCGCCAGAACAGTTACTATGGTGACATGCTCGAAAGTATGTTCGTGCCTAAGCAGGCTCGTGCTATGGAAGAGCGCCTGGAGGCTGATATCTTTGCCCTTCAGAGTCAGCAGACTGCTGCCGATCTAAACTTGATCAATGGTATTCCTCACCGTTGGGTTGGTAAGGGCACCTCTAATGGTGCAACCAGTCTTTCGATTGAGGACTTTAGCCATGCTAAGTACTCTATGCGCATGGGTAATGTTCCGTTGTCGAACTTGGTCTGCGTGGTTGATCCTTCGGTTGCTGTCGTGATCGAGACGGATTCTAACCTCCGTGATGTCTCCTTTAATCCTATGTGGGAAGGCATTATCACTTCGGGTATGACGAGTGGGTTCCGATTCATTCGTAATATCTACGGCTGGGATGTCTATGAGTCTAACTTCCTTGCCAAGACTGGTGCAGAGACGATTAACTCTCGTGCTCTTGACTTTGCTGCTACTGACTCTTCGGCGGGTACTGGTGTTGCTAACATGTTTATGTCGATGGCACCAGAGGCGGTACCTTTCGTGGGTGCATGGCGGCAGCCTCCTAAGGTTGACAGCGAGTTCAATAAGGACTTCCAGCGTACCGAGTATGTTACGACTGCCCGGTATGGTTTGGCCCTCTATCGTCCTGAGAGCCTTGTCACCGTTCTTTCCGCCACCAACACCGTTGCTATCTAAGGAAGGAGCATAGACATGGGTAAATGGACTAACGCTGATGGCCTTGCTATCACTTTTGGTGTAACCTCTCAGGAGCGGCAGGCTGGTGGCCGTCGGGTTATTACCGCAGGTGATGTGCAGCAGATGGTTGTTGACTTTGAGTTTGACAACCTGCCACACTTCGACGCTGATGCCGACAATGATGGTACTCTTGACAGCTATAGTGCTCGTCAGTTTGCCATCCCTATGGGTCCTGTCGGGACTTATCTGAAGTCGGCTACGCTTGTTGCAACCGTTGACTGGGCTACTGCTGATAGTGCCGTCCTCAACCTTGGCCTTTACGAGGAAGACGGTACTGCCATTGATGCCGATGGTATTGATGCGGCTATCGCAGCTTCTGCCCTTGACCTTGGGGACGTGGTCGCATGTAATGGTGCTCTTATTGGTACCATGCTTTCGGCCTCTGATGGTCCTCACTACCTTGGTGCTACGATTACGGTTGGCTCCTTTACTACTGGTGCTGCCCGTCTTGTGATCGAGTACGAGAAGGTTGGTAGGCCGGATACGTCTCCGTCTACGGGTACCGTTACTATTAGCTAAACAACTAAGGGAGGGGTCATTAAGTTGACCTCTCCCAAACTACTGGAGATACTGATGGCTAATAGAAAGAGACGTAGGTAATGGTAACTCAACACGAAAACATTGTAGACCCATACATCCATGAAGTTAAGGGTGCAGCAGCCGCTAGTGCTGATCAAATCCTTGTAGCTGATGGTGCTGGGTCTGCTTCTTTTACCAACCCTGCTGTAGTTGCAGCTACTCTAGGCCCATTGGTTGATATCAGTGGGCAATTTCCTTATGGTGGAATGTACTTTAGTACTCCAGCAG